AATAAATTGATTTTCTTTTAAGAATTTGTTCTTTTCCACGAACATCAGTTTCAGCAAGCATAGCAACATCGTCTATTAAACCTGATTGATACCATCTAAAATACTCCTCAAGTAATGCCCATCTATTAACAGGTAAAGTAGAGCCTGCAATTATACGAACATCAAATCTAGCTGAAGAATAATCATGGAATTTCTCTATAGCTTGACCAAAATCATTGTAGATAGGTATATTAATTTCAACTTGTCTATCATCTTGTATTGCTGAAGGTTGTACTATCTGAAAAATTTTATGTGCTTGATAAGTATTTTGAGCCATAACTTGAAACAATTTACCAAGATGCTCAAGAGAAGGCTCAACAATATCCTGCATCCAAGCCTTTATTCTTCTAGTTCCATGTTCATCTTGAGCAAGTAAACCACGATAAGTATCATGTTGACTTCCAAGGTCGCCCTGCATTGAACTATAAATCCCCGAAATGTATTCCATATCCTGCTTGCCCTCTTGGACAGTTGCATAGAAAGCTTGATTTATAGGAGATGGTTGAACTGGGGTTGGAGGAGTAAAACCCGATCTATACTTAAGCAATGCACCCGGAGCAGAAGAATATTGTTCCCATTCGTTCTCAGGGACAGAACCTTCTTCATAAATCCATCTTAGGTTTGAAGCTAAATTTGCATTATGAATCATAAGTTGATGAGCCTTGTTTATCTCCTGTTGTTTTCCTATAAGTGGCAAAACTGCTGACATTGGGTATGGGGTTCCCGTCCACATGTATGGTACTGGTACTATTGGGTAATCAGACATTGGAATATATGTTTCATATAATATAGTCTCAGAACCAAGGCTCACACTAATTTTAATTCTAGTATCATAAAATGGAACTGCTTCAACAATAGATTCTCTAAAAAGTTCATTCTTTATTAAAATTTTGTATTCAGGCTCAGTAACAACTTGATTTTCAATTTTTGTTGATACTTCTTTTAACTTAGCCATTAACCCAGCTCTATGTTGGGCAAGTTGATCCTCAAGCTTATCTTGTTCTTTGTCTTTTTCCAAAGCTGCTCTTTCAGGTATCATTTCTCCTTGTGCCACAAGCATATCAATCTTTCGTATACTTTCTTTCATTTGCACACTGAGTTCCTGCTTCATCAATTCTAATTCTTCATTTATATCATTTTCTAATTGCTTCAAATCTTTAGTATCTGGTGGTAATTGAATAAAAAGATTATAAAGTTTATACTTTTCCTTAGAGTAAAATTCATAGCAATCAACAATTTGATCCTCTTCTGATGTTGCTGGGTCATAGGCTTGACTACCTATATCATCAGGTTGTATACTATCAGAATCAAAACCGGGTTTTTGAGAAAAGAATTGATTGCCCGTACTAGAAGAGCCATCAGCAGCTTGTATTTTTTTCTTAAATTGTGGAAATAAATTTATAAGTTGAGTTTTTGGGAGGTCTTTTTTTATGATTATATAACTAGCATCTCTAAAAAGAAAATCTCTACTCATGGGGTCTACCCATACATCGTTAGGCTCAACCCTCTTAAATACAACTTCACCCAAACCCTTATCCATATCTGGGTCTACATCAACTTGAAAATACCCAACACCCTTTATAAGAGCATCTTGTATAACGTGAGAATAGAGAGAATTACCATTTGAATGATACCAGCAAAAATCAGCTATATCGGAGTGAACTGCCGCTACATCAGAATCACTTCCTTCCGCACCAACAGCCTGCCATCTAGGGCTTTTAGCTGTGGCAAAATATTTCATCATTTCAATAACAGGAGTAATCCTATTTATTGTAAATGTGGGCATCCCAGAATTTTCTAAAGAAGTCTGCTCTGCTTTTGTTAATTGATCATTGTGATAGAAATCACTACATTTTTGAGACGATGAACGCCATTTTCTTCTATGCCCATTATCTGCTCTTTGAAAAAGCTGGTATATAATTTCAGCTTTTTTCTTATTAGTAGTTTTTGCCATTATTTCTTTTTACTTTTATTGTTTAAAACTAGGTCTGGATGCCTTTGCATAAATCCATTAGCATCAACATATGTTTGCCAAACAGATTTGTTTTTACTGCTTGAGCTAATATTCATTACTGACTTAGAATCCAAAGACAAATCATCAGGTCTTATTGGTTCTACTTTGAATTGTTCTTCTTTTGCCATTACATCATCCACTTTTTAACTGATTCAATAAAATGGGCAGGATCACCTTTTCCGCCCTCTGTGTTATAATACTTTTTCCAATATTCAGCCTGCCCTTCTATAGAACTAGGCAATTTCTTTGGGACTCTACGATATTTAAGTCTACAATGTACGATCCCAGCAGATATATTCTTTTCTAGGATTTCTCCCCATACATCTTCTTCGTATATTTGCCAATATCTAAGATTAACAAGACTAGCCTTAGCACAATTTTTCATTAATTCAGGTCTATACTTCAAGTAGTGTTGACAATTGTCAACTGCGGAAGCTGGTTCTACCTGCCAAAATGATCTTGCTGGCCCATCTCCCATTTGCCTAATATATTCGTACCGAGATTCTACGATACCAGTAGCTAAAACTATAGAAACAGCATCTTTAGATGCATATTTTTCCCCCATTTCACTACAGGTATTATGTATTAAACTTTTCATTTGATTTATGCTAACCATATTAGTATCTCTTTTTAGTTCTTATCATTTTTTTACCAGTTCTTTTAGCAGCTTTCTTAGCTTCCTTAACTGTCTTATGCATTTTTTTTCCTACTTTTGGCATGATTGATTCCTTTCTATGCTATTATCCAACTCTTAACCTTCTTTTTTGGCTTAAACCATGACTTTTTATCCTCTTGCTGCTCAAAATTCGGAGGGAATGTATGCAAACAGGCATAATATAACGCCTCAATGGTATCATCATGAGCCATTCGTGGGCCAAATGTAAGTATTTCATTGATTAAATCAAACATAGAATCTCTAACATAAACAGAACCCATACTAAATCTTCCATTTAAGCCACTATAAATTCTATTTCTTTTATGTTGTCCCCCAGGTTTTTCTGGTATTACTGCAATATCATATCTACCTAGACGTTTTTTCTCTTCATTTAATGCTTGGAAAATAGACCTGTTCATTGCAACATCTTCAACGGTTGCAGAAACACAATGATATTTATTATAAAGATTTATTATATAATCAACAACACCTAATTTTGTTCCACCATCATATTTACTTCCCAAAGTGGGAATAGACCTGTGTCTTTCGTATTCCAAAGCATAGGTATTATTGTTAATATCTACAGCCACTACAAGTATTACAGAATAATCAGCACCTTTAGTATCAATATCAGTAGCAGGGTCACAACCTATAAAAATATTTACTGGAACTTTTTCGCCATCCTTACATATATAGTTTACGCCATCTTCATATTCAATGTAACCTTCGTAATTTCTTACATCACTCGTTTTCCATAGAGAATCCTCTTCACTCTGGACTTGCATAAAATATTCTTGGTAAAACTTGGCTGGCTGACCCGAGTCATAATAAAATTTCTTTTTTTGTTCCATAATCTTTCTTGTGAAAAAACTTTCCCACAGAAGATTATCATTATCGTCTATAGCTTTATAAGTAACAAGTTTCCAAGCAAATGTTTTATTATCTTTTACAGCTCGTTCATGATTAATAAGAAGATTATTAATAAAAGAATCATAATGAACGGGAGTTCCATTAACACGAAGTCTCCCAGTTTCTGGCTCCAATGCCGGATATACAACAGCAGTAACAAGATTCGCATTTTTATTTCTAGCTTCAGGAGTGATAGTATTTTCTTCATGCTCAAAATCATCCAATATAATCAAATCATACCTTTTATGCAGTTTCGCCCCACCACGAATACCAGTTACATTACTTTTTGAAATTAATTTACAGCCATTTTTTAATTCTATATCCTCTTCTGTCCATTTTCTGCCTTTTAAATTCCCGAAAAAATATCTTAATTGTTCATTATAGTCCAAATGATATTTAATATAATCCATATTCCCAGTAGCTAATTTTTGAGTAGCAGAAACCCAGCCATAAAATAGCATATCATTTTTAGGACAAAATACAAAATCCTTTAAAATAGAAGCTTTGGTAAGAATAGTTTTACCATGACCTCTAGGTAAAATGAAAGCAGACTGCTTAACACTTAGGTCATCAATGACATCAGCTACTTCATAATGGAATGGGGGTGTCTCACTCCTTAAAAAGTCATCTGGTAGAAAAAGCTTACCAAATGCTATAAGATCATTATTGGCTAACATAAGAGTTTCTTCTTCTTTGCTTACGTTCTTTGTATTGATATTAGCCATTATTTCTTTTTCCTGCCCCAGCTTAATGGGTTAATATTGAATTCCTTTTCATAAAAATTTACTTTTTCTTCGAGCTGCTCCCTTTGTAGAGTTTCCTCCACGATATGTTTACCA